AGATTTTTATCACTATAAAAGAGATTTCTGGTTCCATGGATATGCTAACTACATTTTACCTTACCATAGGTATATAAAAGGTGATGAAAGAGCATCTTACTTAAACAGAAATAATTGGGGTAAAGGTGGACTAATATTAGATAATGAATTAGAACAGTGGAGTGATTACTCAGCAGGTTTAAGTTTTGGAACAAAAATAGGTAAAAACTTTGGAATATTTGTTGAAGGTGAATTTACCAAAATGTGGGACAGTAAATTATATCAAACAACTTTCGGGTTAAATTATACATTTAAATAGAATGGCGAAACAAATAGGAGAAGATACAAAAATTACATTAGATTTAAAAACTATTGGGTTGATAGTTGTAGGTTTATCTTCGTTAATAGGAATGTGGTTTGCACTTCAAGCGGATATAGATGAGGCAAAGACATTACCTCTACCCGAAATACAAAGGATTGAATTCCAAATGAAAGATGAAGCAATACGTGAAGCTATTATGAATACTGTAAAAGACGTAGAGGAAATCAAAAATCAATTAAATAAAATTGATGAACGTCTTTACGAATTACAAACTAGATAACAATCAAATGAAAAAGTTTTTTTTAATAGTTTATTTACTCATGGGTTTAAGTGTATTTTCACAAACCCTTATCACTGATGAAAATTTTGAGCAAGTAATCAAAGGTAGATCAGCATTTAAAGATGATGGAACTTCAATAGTTATAATAGAATTTTGGGCCTCTTTTAACGATGCTAATGCATTCCAAGAATGGGATCAATTAGAAGGAGTTAAATATTATAGATGTGATATAGCAAAATCACCAAAGGCAAAGAAAAACCACAAAGTTAAAACCATCCCCCATATTATAATATTTAAAGATGGGTATGATGAACATCATATTAAAGCAGGCTTAGATTTTTCAATAAATAAATCTGTAAAATATATACAAGATTTAGTAAATAAATTATTAAACGAAAGTAAATTTTAAAAATAAAGATTATGGCAGACGCAGTAAGTTGCTTTTTAGCAATCAACAATGTAAGAACATCAGTGCAGGGAAATGATCCAAGAGGATGGATGAAAGCCTGTGCACAAGAAACTTTACTTAAAGGTAAAGGAGGGAAATATTTTAAAGCATGTATAGTTGGTAAAATAGAATCAACCAAACAACACATCGAAAACCCACAAGGATATGCTGATGAGTTGTATAACGAGATTAAAAATAAATGTAGTTAAATATGAGCTGTTATACAAGAGAACAAATAAAATGTGCTGTAGAATCAAAAGAATATAAATGGTTCGAAGGTGGTAATTATAACTTAAATGTTGTTGGGGTTAGAAACTCTGAAACAAATAACAAAGTTACAAATAAATTTGACGATTGTATTACAATATCATATAATGTAGATGGAGAAGAAAAATTTCACTGTTTCCCATGTACTACAGACCCAGGTAAATATTGGGAAGAAAATTTAATGAATAAAGATGGTGTAGCTATTTTAGTTCCCGGACAGTATAGGAGTTCTCATACAATTAGAAAACATCAAGGAAAGTATGAAGCCCTATGCCAAAAAAACCCTATTAAAGTCTACAGAGATAATAATAAGGATGGTAAATACGATATGTTAATAGAAAATATTCATGAAGGTATTTTTGGAATTAATATACATAAAGCAGGTTCAAGAGTAAATGGTTCAACTCAAATAGATAAATGGTCTGCTGGATGTCAAGTTATTTCAAAAGAAACTGATTTTAACCAATTAATGGAATTGGCTTATAAATCAAAAAATATCTACGGTAATTCTTTTACATATACCTTAATTGAATCTAAAGATATATTCTAAGAATAAAATGAAAACATCAATCTTTTACATAGCAATCCCATTGACATTTATAACATTTTTATGTTCCTATTTTATGGAACTTACAGCATCTAATCTTGAACAATATTTAGCAATAGCCCTGGTGGTGTTTGCTGATGGGTTTTTTGGAATCATAGGAGGAATAAAAAGAGAGGGGTTTAAAACCTACAAGTCTCTTAAAATACTAAAAACCTTAATATTTTGGGTTATAATGATTACCGTAATACTATCAATTGAAAAGGGATTTGATGGTGTGAATTGGTTAAGTGAAACTTTAATCGTTCCCTTCTTAATATTCCAATTAGCCAGTGTAATTAAAAACGCATCAATGGCCGGTTTTATTACCAATGACCTAATGAATATCCTTCTCGATAAAATCGATAAACATAAGGGAGAAAGAAAAGTATAAAAAACTAGTTGGATTCCAACTTCTCCTTTCTTATATTTATAACCATGATGGATAAAATAAAACAAGGAATGTTCCCCTTCTTAATAGGGTTTGCTGCACTATCAGTGTCAGCATCAGCTGCGTTCTACTCAGTAAGTGGCCTTAGTAAATTATTTGCAGGTGCCTCTTTAGAAGTTATTATAATGGCTGGTTCATTAGAATTTGCTAAATTAGTAACAGCTTCACTCTTGTATCAATATTGGGATACAATCAATAAAACCTTAAGAACTTATTTATCTATTGCTACTGTAGTATTAGTATTAATTACTAGTATGGGTATTTATGGTTTTTTAAGTGCTGCATACCAAGAAACATATTCTAAACTATCAGCCGTAGAAAATCAAAAAGGATTTATTCAACAAAAAATTGACTTTTACCAAAATGATGTAACACGATATGATACGGAAATTGAAAGAATATCTAGTAATATTAGTACTTTATCTAATGCAAAAGCTTCGACCATCGAAGTACGAGACACCACGGTATCTGGGGGCGTTAGACGAACAATCTCTACTACGGAGCTTAGAATGGCGCAGAGTAGAATTAATATTGAGGAAGAAAATCGCAAATCTACGCAATCTAAAAGAATAATAGCTTCAGATAGCCTACAGAAATTCCAATTACAAGTACTGGAACTTGATAATAACACCGAAGTAGCTGGTGAACTAGGACCACTGCAGTATCTATCGAGTTTGACGGGTTATTCCATGGATAAAATTATAAATGTACTATTACTTATTATAATATTCGTGTTTGATCCTTTGGCAATCTCTTTAGTAATAGCTTCTAATTTTGCCTTTGATAAAGCATACCCTAAAAAGAAATACAAAGAAAACCTATATGGTGAAAAGATAGAAGAACATCTACAAACCATAATTGATAATGACCAAAAAATGGGATTATGGGATGAAGATGAAAAAAAGGCAAAAGGTGATTTTGATTGGGAAGCAGCTGAAAGAAGAATGGAGATTATAGGGCAAAATGGTAATGATGGAGACCATTACTCTGAACTAGATTTAAATATGGATGGGGTTATTGATGAAGCTGAACTTAAGACGGCTTATGAAAGAATTCAACAACTAGAAGCAATATTAATGACCAACATAACAGACCAAAGAAGATCAGAACTTAATAAAATAATTAAAGTTATTAAATTAAGTTTAACTAATCATAACAATACAAAAACTTATTAAAGTAATGCGCAGGAGGCTTGGCTACCCGGGATATCCTTCGTATCTTCACGTGTTGGTAAGAAAGCTAACGATTAAAAACAATAAAGGTTATGTTTAAATTAAATGGAGTTATTGGTTATTTAAAGAATGTATTAAATTACACCCATTCTCAAATATTAGAGTTTGTTAATATTATCCCAGGTGAATGTCAAGGTGATGATGTTATGTTAAAGGGTAGTGATATCGAAAAATTATTAGGTGTTGCTGAACATAGAAAATTAGAGTGTAATGTTGTTCAACACATTAACTTATAATAAAAAATTAGGCTCCCCGAAAGGGGAGTCGTATATTTAGGTATAATAATAAAAATAAAGGTCATGAAAGAATTTATCAAGTCAATTAAAGAAAATCCAAGAGAATTTAAAGAAAGTGTATTGTTTATATCAACGGTATTTATATTGTTTTATTTTTCAATGTGGATTTTTTATTAATGAGTAGCCCATACAAACCAACAACTACCAGAAAACAACTAGATGTAAAGTTTTCTAAATTGCGTAGACTAAAATACAACGCCTTTAGATGGTGGAGAATGTATGATAATCCTAATAAACCCCTAGATAATAGAGCACTATTTCGTGATCGTATATTAAATGGTGATTTTGATTATTCACATTACAAATACCAGGCAGATTGGTGTGAGCATGAAATGAATGACGTTGCTGCTAAATATGGTGATGATATAGGAAGATATGTTGAAGAAACATCATTATTACGTTCTCGTAGAAAACGTTTACTCGAGGATTTTGAAAAAGATGAAAACGGTAAATTAGAATTATTAATAAAAGCATTTACTGTTCATTTTAGATGTAATGAAGAACAAGTTTATGAAGAAATTTTCAAATGTAGTGGAGAACTGATAGATCTTTATTATATTATAGAAGAGAAATACAGAATAGTCCATATGCCCTATCCTTTAAAGCGTAGAGGACGACCTAAAAAAGTTATATAATGAAATTCAATTTTAATAACGGTAAGTACAAATTTAACTTTTCATTTCCAGGTTTAATATTTGGAATACCAACGGCAATAATAGGACATAGTATTCACGGTGGTTTTTGGTGGACATTGTTCGATTTAATATTTTGGCCATTTGTTTGGATCAAGTGGTTTGTATATCATGAGGTAACAGTTACAATAATAAAGAATGCATTTAGTTGGTTCTTAAAATAAATAAAATATGAAAATTCTACACATTAGTGATACACATGGGTTCCATGAATTACTACAAATACCAGAAGGTATTGATATGGTTATTCATAGTGGAGATTGTAGTAACCCT